AGATAAAAGATCTACTTCGTTGGAATTGTATCTACTTCCACCTCCTGTACTAGGATTATTAAAATATGCTGATCTTTGTCTAAATCCAGCACTACCTCCAAAAGATCCTCCTCCACCTCCACCATTGTAAAAATTTTCAAGATTACCAGAATTTACTGCTGCTGCTCCGTTAGAAAATCCAAAAGATCCAGAATTTGCTACCCAATCACCGCCGTTTCCGCCAGTAAGTGCAGGATAATTTACCGTTCTATTTGATTCATATATGACGGTTACATCTCTCATACCTCCTCCACCACCTCCAGCATTAATTAAAAGATTACCATTAAGTAGTACACCAGTAGCCCCACCTCCTTGTCCACCACCAAAGCTTCCGCCACAACCACCAGATCCAACAGCACTAGATCCTGCAGAACAATAAAATCCAGTATCTGGTGAGTCTGTTCCAGCTTGACCTACACGAATTGTTAAAGTTCTAGATATAAAATTAGTTTTAAATCTAAACGTTCCTGCTCTCCCAGCGCCACCGTTACCAATTGCAGCCCCACCAGATAGAGAGGAATAACCACCTCTAGCACCTCCCACAGTAATTTGTACGTCATAAGCATTAGCAGGAATTGATACAGTAGTATCTGAAGTATAACTAAATGTTGGCATTTTAAATACTCCTCACATCTTCCCAAGGTCCAAAAGTAGATTGACCAGATCTTTTAACTCGTACCTGAGCATTAGGATTATCAACTTTAATTTCAACCCCATTTGGATTTGCCAGTTCAACATCATCTATTAAAAGGGTATCAGAAACAATATATGGATTAGCTTGATTTGTTATATCAGCATTTGGATCTGGTATTGTATCTATATCTGGAGTAGGTACATAATCTTCTTTATTAGAATAATTAAATGTCTCAGCAACATCTGGTGCTCTTGTAGTAATAGTGAAGAACCTCTGTACTGTACCTACGATCACAAAATACGTACTACTATTAGTTAGTCCGTTAGCATCTGTATTAAAAGGAGGAGAAAATGCTCTTACATAACAAGTTTGATTATTTTGTATCAATACACTATTAGACCAATTTATATTGTTATTTGATACTTCTGCTCCTGGTCCAGCAGTAATAGAAGTCCTCATATCAATACCACTAATAGGTCCAAAAATTATAGTTGTTAATGTACTAGGTTCTACATTAATTTGATCTGGTATTGTAAAATTATCTGGTGTATTATCATTATATACAGATACAGTAACTGATGAAGTTGCCGATTCGTTTATTTCATTAAGTGCTGTTAAAGTGTAAGTTATTGTAGCAGGAGAATTTGATCCAGCAACTGATTGAGGCAAATTTGTAATAACTAAATTTCCACTAGTAAAATTCAATCCAGTAAAAGATTCTCCTAATGAACTAGTTATTGTCACACTAACAGCATTAGAAACTGACCAACTTAATGTAGTATTATAATTTGGTATTCCATCAATCCCACTATCTTGAACCGTTGGTGTAGCAGTAAAAGAAACTAATGTTGGTACTGGAACAAATACAGCCTGTGTACCTGAGGCAGTAAGTTGAACATAAAGACGCTTAGGAGTTAAATAACAAGGATCACCAAAAGTAGCATTATTTGCTACAACAGAAAAAGCTGTTGTTCCTAGAGCTCTAGATTGTATAACACCAAAAGAACTTCCAGCATGACAACCACCAAAACTATATGCTCCACAACCTCCATTTGGAGTTCCATAGCTAGCAAAATTAACTGAAGTAAATGTTGTGCTTATTCCACCTCCATTTGGAGCTGCTAATGATATTACTCCAGTTTCAGCAACTTGACCACAAACTATTTGTGAGTATGGTACGAATTTAAATCCCATTTTAAGTGTTTAAATTTTTATAATAAATTCAACTAAAATGTATGGAGATATAGCCGTATCTAACTTCTTTACGTTTTTAGTGGTAATGAATACCTCAGTTTCTAATCCATCGGCAGAGATATCCGTATTATCAAAAACATAAGATAAAGTAGATGAATCTTTTAAATCTCCAGAGGAAGGAAGAGTAATTCTATGATTATGTGATATAACAAATGAAGAATCTTCAGGTGGATCTACAAGAACAAGTTGATTTTGGCCTTGTGTTTGAGCGTCGTTTCCACCACCTTGAGCTCCAAATGATTTTGATGCGTATCCAGAAGATTCAAAAGCTCCAGTATATGTAAGAACCCCAACATCAGCATTGTGCCCATGTGCTTGGAAATTTTCTTCTGTAAGTTGAGAATCTAAAGTTTCTGGTTCACTAGTAGTATATAACGGATTTCCTCCAAATGGTATTGTTTGACCAATCACTTCAAAAGATCCACTATATCTAATAGTTATTTGATCACCAACCAATGAAGTAATGGTTGTTTCCGATCCAACTCTTTGTGCATTTTGATCTTGATCCAATCTATCATTTAATATTTGTCCAGATGAATTGGAACATCTAATATACTTAGATCCTAAATCTGGTAACTGAAATTGTAAAACAGATAACGAATCTGGATCTTTAGCAAATTTACAATTAGATCCAACACCACATATTGCTGCTAAAGTTGGATATTGACTAACTGGTAAAATACTTCCATCGCATCTTAAGTATCCAGCTGGAAGAAGTTCTTTAAAGTCTGGAGGATTATTAATATCTGACAGTTTTATCATGAATGGTATTATCATACCAGCAAGACCACCGTATTTTGATTTTTCTTTTGTGTAATAAGTAGTCATTAGTATGCTCGGATTATGTTTGTAACTGATAACGAAGGAGAAGTAACATTAAAAGTAATCTGTAAAGCTTCTGGTATGCTATCGGGAACAACGTTTGGTTGACAATCAACAGTAATTAACTGTTTAATATTTAAGCTTCCTTCATTATAAAATACTAAAAATTCTCCTTCGTGGTCATGAGGAGCAATAACATCTAATACACCAGGACCACCTTGATTTGATGTGACCAAAGGATTTATAGCGGCACTATTATACAAAACTTCCTTAATTCCTTCTGGATTATCAATACCTGTAGCAGAAGCAGTATAGTTTGGAGATACTATAGCAGATGTATCATCACTAAATGGAATTATACTACCAACATTCAAAGTTCCATTGTTTCTTATTCTTGCAGCATCAGTAGTTTCATTTGGATATGAAATTTTTTCTGTTAATTTAATTGCTGATGTAAACCACTGCTTTCCTATTCCATGGGAAGCAGTTCCACTATTAAAAGGAACGTGTGTTCTTGCTGGTTTTGATCCTCCAACATACCCTAAAGCATATCTACCATAAACGTCACTATATGGAGTAGTTGTAGATCCTATTGTAGCAGTGTTGCTAGATTCTCCAGTTTGATCCTCCCAAAAGTTAGCAATTCCAGCCCCCTGAAGAGCTCCATCAGGTTGACATTGGAAACAGTTATCAGCAGGACAATTATTTTGTGCTCTAATAGCTTGTCTTACTAATATACTTGGGTTTGACCATACACCAACTCCTGTTCCAGGTCTAGCACTAGAATCACCTCTATTAATAGATTCATAAGTATTGGCATGTATATGTTGAGGAAGATGATTTCTTCCCAATTTTCTAGGAACAACATATACAGACTTTGTATCAAATCCTGGTAAAAATTGTTGTCCTTCAATAGATCCAGTAAAATAGGAATTACCGATAGCAGTTACAGTAAGAACGATATTGTTTGCTGGAGTAGTTCCTCCAACAGCACTACCAGGAATTGTAACTGTATCACCAACAGCATACCCTTCTCCAGATACAGTATCTTTAACTGAATAGTTTCCATCATTATCTAAAATGACATCCCATCTAGATCCAGTGCCAACTCCACTTGTAGTAATTCCATCGTCTATTTGATTTAAATCCTTAAAAGTTCTAACCCCACCTCCAGAAGTACCAGTACCAACAAAATCATAAGAATCAATGAATCCATCTGGATCTGGTTCATAGTCCATTAAAATATCTGTAGTAGCAAATACTGAAGAAGGTGGTCCCAAATCACCTTCTTCCCCAAGAAACTCCAAAACAGCAGTTAAAGCTACAACATCATCTATACTAGAAGGAGCTAAAGTAAGATTATTACTAAAATGTTCTTCTCCAATATCAGCAAGAGCTTTTTGATTTAAATTTGGGAGTCTAAAAGTACCAACATAATTAGGAAAATCACCATCAAATCCAGTTCCTCCATAACTATCTCTTAATATTCTTGCTAGTAATGGGTATTCATCTGCTTCTAATTCAGCACCATTACAAAATAACCATCCATTAGGAACATCTGTAATTGTTCCAGGCCAAGGCATTACCGACCCTATTGGTAATGCCTTCTGTTTTCTGACTTCTTGATAACTTGGCATTTTAGATTTCCATTAACCACCAACCTTGTTGACTTGTTGGAGCGCCTGTAGCGGTTCCATCATAATTTATAGATCCAACAAACACAAGTCCTAATCCAGCATTAGGAGTTTGAACAACTAATTCACCACCATTGTATCCAGATCCAACGTTTGGTCCCTGTCCAGAGTTAGTGAAATCTCCCTGAACAGCAATTCCTGTTGGTGCTCTGAATCTTAAAGAAACATTGAACGTTAGATTTCCGCCAACATCAACCACTCTAATTATGTCTCCAGTTGTTGGATTTTGTGGTAATTTAATTGTAGAATCAGCATTAGCAGCAATAAAGTAATTTATGTTAGATTGTGCTTCATAAACATCTGTGCCTCCAGTGATGTATGTCCACTTTCTAGCGCCAGAAGGAGTAAAGAATCCATTTTGATTAGCAAAATCAATTGATCCATCATTTTCAACTTTGAAGATTACCTCTTCAATATCATTACCATTTCCATCATCTACTATTCTATTTACTATCAAATCAGATCCGTTTATTTTGAGATCTCCTTCAAAGACACTAGTTCCAGTTCCGTTTACAGTCAGATTACCAGAAATTCTTAAGTTTCCAGTTGAATTCTGTAAGAAGAATTTTTCAGTGTAGATTGTATCTCCTGTATCTGGATCAATTGTAGGATCATTTGCTGTAATTTGTAAATTACCACCACGAATAGTTGTAGCAGCAGTTGTTCCATTTACAGTAAATAGATCACAATCAACTCCACCAATTCCAAGATCTCCAAAAATACAAGTATTTCCAGTAGCACTATCAACAGAGAATCTTTCTGCTCCAGAAACACCAGTGGTAATCACTAATCTCTGTTCATTTTCAGTAGTAGATCCTTGGAGGAAAATACTCTTATTAACTGTTAATTCACCAAGAATATTTGTATTACCATTTGTTGAGTCTACACTGAATACTGTGGTTGGTGGATTTCCTCCATCAGTAACATAGAAACTTTGATTTGTAGTAGTATTAATAGCTGTAATTGTTGCCAATTCAGAATCACTAAATCTTAAAATATCACCAGCAACTACTGTACCGCTAAAGATACCAGTTTCTACAATAGTATTTGATGATGTTAAACCACCAACATTATTGACATAACTTACATTATCAGAAAAATCATACTTAACAAGTACAGCATTATCTGGGTGATCAGTTCTTAGATAACGATATGAAGCAGAAACACCATCAACATCTGGACCAGCAACCATGTTACCTGTAGATGTAAGAGCATTTCTAGCTCTCTTGACTTTTACTCTTAAAGGTAAATCAGAAACATCATTAAGGTTCGTTAGTTCAACAATTTGAACAAATTCACTATATTTTTGACCAACAGGAGATGTCTGTCCAGAAACAGCAACAGAACGATCAATTAAGATGTAGTCACCAACAGAGAATTCTGTGCTACTAGTTTGTCCAAGTGGTAAGAAGTACTCTTCTGGATTGAGTGGATCAACTTGATATGCTGGACCTCCCCAAACACCTAAACCTTCAGTATCAATTGTCTTACTAATTACTACTCTCTTATAGATGTCAACGTTAAGAGTATCAATATTTCCTCTAGCATGAATTGATGGTGGTGTTCCTAAAGATCCTCTAAGTACGGTAAAGGCACCAGCATTTAATCCACCAGTTAAGAAGATATCTCCATTAACTTCTAATTCATTTTCAACAACTAAACTATTATTAATAGTTGTAAATCCACCAGCACCACCAATACCAAGTCTAGTTACAGATGTAGCAAAATTTAGTTGAGTTACGTTGCTAGTAAATACATCAAGTTGTTTTGAATACGTTTGGAATTCGGAGAATCCAAATCCAGGAGGATTGTAAGTACCAATGTATAGATTTCCATCAACATTGGTGTATCTATTTTTAATATTAAATACGCTATTGATGTTAGAGTTATTTCCATAAGCACCACCCATTCTAATGATGCTTGTATTTGAAACTGAATCTCCTACAACACCAATTTCAACGATTGAATTATCAGAATTTGAATGGATATAAAGTTCTGTATTTTCAGAGAACCTACCAATACTAATCTCAGAAGAAGTAGCGACATTACCAATGTTAACAATTTGTGGATCAGTAGTAATGTTAGCAATGTTTAATTCTTCAGCAGAACCAAAAGCATTTACTAAATTAGCATTAGCATCTAATAAATTGAAAGAAGAACTTGTTGTAGATATTGATCCGCCATTTACAGTAAGATTAGATTGTAATAGAAGATCATCTGTTATTCTAGCGTTACCATATAGAACAAAGTTTCTATCAAGTTCAGCTAATGTAGTGTTGATACCAAGTCTTCCATTATTATTAGTAGCAGAACCAACAGTAGTGGTGGCAACTCTTAACGTAGTTTTGTTACTAAGAGCATTAGTTTTTGGATCAAATCCAACAACTAAAGCATCATCTACAGTATTAAATGTTCTATTTGATAGTAAAGGATTGGATAAGAAATTATTAGCACTTCCAATTGTAAGTTTTCTACCAGCAAAAACAGCATTACCAACAACATCTAAAGTAGCAATAGCTCTCGTAGCAGCAGAAACAAATCCATCTTCTTGGTCTCCATCTGTGCTATGAGAAGCTCTTGCTAGAGTATTGATACCTAGTCTAAAATCACCATAATTATCTGTGGTTGTACGAATTGCTTCTGTACCTACTACACCAACTTCCTTCCAAGAATTTCTGGAAATTTCAAAATCTCCAGTAAATGTGTTTGGACCACTGCTGTTAACTAAGAATGGCGAAGTTACTCTAAATGTATTAGATGTTGGAGTATCAAATACAGTTCTAATTCCATTTAAAGAATTATAAGTACCAGTTAAATTAGATAGTCTAACTGTTGCTCCATCTTCAATGTCAAGATCAGCATTAGTAACACCAACGGCTAACGTAAATGTAACAACATTTGTGCCATTAGAAGTAACAGTGAAGATAGCACTTGAAATATCTTCATAGAAATTACTAAAGATCCATCCAACAGATCCAGTAGATCCAACTTCAGCTCCTCTGAGAAGAATATCACCAGCTTGTGGAGATGATTGTCCAAAAGAAACATTTAATCCAATTCTGCTATCAGTTTGATTTGGAGTATGATTTGTTGGTTTATTACCATCTAACTGATTTACATGAGTTCTAATGCTATAGTTTTGACCAAGTAAAGCAGTATTGCCTCTTGGATTAAATCTATATACAGCGGCATAAATTTCATTTTTGCCTAGAACAATGTTGCCTTCCGAAGGAATACCAGAGAAAGCAAAGGTAGAACTATCTAGTGTGACATCTTCTCCAATGGCAGAATCTAGGTTTGATACTACAGTAAGACCAAATGATTCATTTGGCTCTACATTAATTGTGACTGGATTATTGAAGTTAGCATTTCCATCAACAGTAATATCTTTTTCAAATACTACTGGTAATTCAAACGTTGTTACTAATCCTCCTAAATCTCCACCTTCATCATCAGAAGAAACTAGTTCTGCTTTTTCTAGGAATGTTTCTTCACCAGTGATAGCATTGATCTTTCTATTACCAATGTAAAGATCTCCATTAGAGTTAAGACCAGTATAGAATACAATACCGCCATTTTCTCTTTTTGCTTGAGCATAGAAGTCTTGTACATCTTGAAGAACAATCTCTTGTCTGAGTGGGAAACCAGTTGAGTAGTTACCAGGACCGAATCCAAGATACTCAAAGGTATGGTTTCCAGAACGAGCAATAGATGGTCTACGAAGTTCTACATAGAACTTACCTTCAGTAGGATATGGAGAGTCACCACAAATAGGAATTAATCTATCTTCAGATCCAGAAGTAGCATTTCCTGATTGTGCCTGAATAGCATTAGTGACATATTCATATCTTTCTAAGGCTGGATTATCAATGAAATCTAAGATTACTTCTTTTGTTTCACTATTTTTATCATCATTTGTTCTTACTAATCCATGAATGAAGTTATCAGCAGCACAGATTGTTTCTGGCGTGTCTATAATTGATGTATCTCTAGTTCCATCTGGTCTAATTTGGAACCAAAGTGGATCATTCTTGTAATCTAAAGGATATAGTTGAGAAACTGGTTGACTAAACTTGAAGTTTCTAAAGTTAGTGCCAACTCCAGATCCAGTTGGATATGGAGAAACATTTCCTTTAATACATGTTAGATAGTAAATTCCAGACTGTTGATTTGGAATTCTACGCTGAACTTCATCAACATCAAAGATATAGAAGGAATCTTCTACATCACCAGCATCTTCTACAGAAACAACTTGGTACTGAGTTCCAGTATCATCAAGTATAACATCACCAGGAGTTACAGTCAAGACATTAGATTCCTTGATACTGTATAGGTAATCTTTTTTCTCTGACTTACTTAGTGCTTGATTCTGACTACCAACACTATTTGGTTTTGCTTGTAGTGTAGCAAAAATCTCAATTGGATTACCACCAATATCAAACAATGGATTACCATTTCCATCTAATACTGGTTGGGCAAATCTTACTGGGATTAAAGAATTGTACTCAATTGGTCTATTTTCATCAATATTCTTGATGATTAGATAATGCTCAGTTCCTCCAGAAGGTACATCAACAGAGAAGTATGCTTGGAGATATCCACTACCAGCAGAATATCCAGACCAAGTAATCTTATTTTGGAACTCACTTACAAAAGCATTAGATCTTAAGACTCCTCCTTGAGGAGCATCAATTCTAACTGTGGTGAATAGTTCATTTCTAAGTTGATCATTAGTAATTCCAAGATCAAAAACAGTTAACTCAAGACGATTATTTCCATTTACATCTACCTGTCTAGCAGATTGAATACTAAAGGAGATTTTTGAAGTTGTCTTATCGCTATCAACAACTTTAACTTGATTGATATTGTAAGGATCATAATCAAATAGTGTTCCAGCAGCAATTAATTCAGATTTAGAAAGACCAAGTTGTTGTTGAACACTGCTTCCACCTACATTACCTTCTGCTAAGAATACAGCTAAATCTGGTGCTCCAGATCCAACAGGTTCTAGAACAATTCTTTGTGGTAAAAGTCTTCTTGTTTCGTCTGTTCTAGATTTAATAACAAATCCATTTAATGGATCACGTACACCTTGAGCATACTGAGGGATTACATAACGTAATCTATAAATTCTATCCTTAGCATCTCTTAAATCCTTAAGTCTTACAAATGTAGCATTCTTACTTCTAGAATCCTTGAGGGTATCGCCAAGTTCTTGCATCCTGGCAATAATATTATTTGGATTTGAGATATCATTAATAGTATTAATGTACCACTGACCAGTTGTAGTTTCTGTATTTTGTAGTACAGCATCAAATTTTACTGGTGATCTTCTCTTGTCAGAGAAAACATAGAAGTTTTGTCCGAATCCATTCGTAAATGTGATTCTTGGGCTACCTGCTATTGCTTCTGACTCTGTTAAGAATACCGAGAAAGTTTTTGGAGAAGCAAAACGAGCATAGTAGTATCTGTCTGTTTCTACTGGTGAACTGGTTGATCCATCAAAAATCTGTGGTAACTGAGATTCAGCAGGATCTCCAAAAGTTCTAAAGAAGATTTTATGTATGTTTTGTGAAGAAGATGGTACATCAAATATGTGAGGTACATCAGTTTCAATTACATCAGTAAGTCCAGTGATAAAATTACACTTATATTGATGTAGATCATATTTTTCATCTAAAACATATTGTTGTAATTCAATTTCTACGTCTTGATCTATAGACTTTGTTTCTGAAGAATAGATGTAAATACCAGCAGCAGCATTTTCTTTTGTGCTAGCAAGCATTAACTTTGTTTGCTCAGAAGATGTAAAGATATCTGGATATAAAGAGTTATTAGAATAATCTTCTGGATATGTAGTTCTTCCTGGAGCGATTACATAATAAATTTTATTTGGTTCAAGTCCTCTTGGAAGTCTAATAACACGCTTGTCTACTGTTTGAGGATCAACTCCATCTCTAATTTTAGGAACAAGTCTAACTGGTGTTCCAGTTTCAAAGTTATGTGGATTAGATAAAGAACCCCCAGTATTTACAGTGAAGATTGTTGCTCTAGAAGCAAGATTAGCAGTATCTAATACTGGTTCTACTCTAGTAACACTGTTAAAAGATGGTTCATTGAATGGTACAGAATTTAAATTACCAGGAGTAAGATCAGTACCAATAGCTTGTCTAACAACTGCTTCTAATGTTTGAATAGCAGAAGCAATATCAGCACAATCACCAATAGTATAAACTCCAGGTAATCCAGAAAGATCTCCAATAATAGTAAGATCTTTATATTGAGTTAATCCATGGTCTCCAGTGATTGTTATTGTCTGATTTCTCATTGCTTGAGTAGCAAGAGTTCCTATAGCATCAATAACTGAAGAAAGTTCGTCTCTGACATTAAGTAATAGAGAAGCATTTAATAGTAAATCTTCGGCAACTCCATAAGAAGCACTATTACCACCATATATGATATCAAATGCTAAAGCATCAACATAATTAGATAGTCTTGTTTTTAATACTGGATCAAATGTAACTCCTACAACATCTAAAGCTTCTTCAACAAGTAAATTTTTGTTTTGACTAATTAAGAAAGAAGCATCAGATTCTCTTCCTCCAAGTGGAGTGTATCCGTTGTTTAGAATTAAATTGATGTTGACAAAATATTCTTGAATAATGGTGGCAATTCCAGAACACTCTGGATAACCATCTGGATCTGCTCCACCCCAAGCAGTAGGATCTGCTAATACAGTATAATCTGCTTGTGCTGGTTCAATTGCCCAAGCTCCTTCCAAGTAATTGCTTGGATCTGATGAAGAAGGAGTTTGTGGTAATTGGAAATAGAAATATGCTGTAGTAGAGTTAATAGCAGCATTTACTGGTAATCCTTGCTCCAATCTGCTTCCAAATTCACCAACTTCAATAGTTGTAGAGTCAATGATTCTCTTAATGTAAACAGGAGTTGTAAAGCATGGGTTTACAGTTACAGGAGTTGCTCCTGGTAGAAGTTCTCCATTCTCAAAGTTTGTAGAGTTGAAGGCGTACTGAGTCAACTTCATTCCAACAATTAATCCAGTTGTATCTTCAACTTGGATATATGGAGAACCTTGATTAGTAGTTACATTTCTGTAAAGAAAATCAAAATTCCTCATAGCAGCAATCGAAAGATTCTTGACGTAATCTAGAGCGTCAAGAGTTTCGTTAAGTTCATTTTGAATGTATGCTAATTGTCCACCAACATAATATCCTTCAGCAGCCTGAATGGTGTTGATGTTTCCACCTAATCTTAGGTCAGAAACAATAGCATCGACAAAATAACCAATATCTCTTTCACATGTTGAGATATTAATACTGGTATCAGTTAAAAGATATGGATATTTTTGTAGAATGTATCCATAAGCCTCTTGTTGAATAAACTCTTTGTTTAATTCAATTAAATTAGCAGCATCTTGTGCTTTATTATCAATAGTAATTCCATCTGGATTTAAAACATCTAAAGAAACTGTATATCTTAAGAATCCATTTGGAGATACTGTTGCCGTATAATCTTCAATTGTTCCTGTAGGAGACTTTAATTTTAAGAACAATTGTTCATCTGTTTTAGCACCTAATCTGTATCCATCAATACTTACAGCTGGTTTTGAGAAT